GTTTTAAAAGCTACAGCATGGAGTCGGCACGTGCACGGGCACTCTCGTTACTTGAACAACTAGCAACACTTGGAGATCCGAGAAACCAAAGAGACTTAAATGCAGTAAGTGGACTAACGCTATTTTTAACCAAATATAACGCAACATGTGATCGTCTTTTGACACTGACGCCTTCAACGCAGGAAGAACATAGGGTATGCTTTTTAGCCGCACTAGATATAGTAGGAGCGATACTGGGAATAAACTTATCGGGTATATTGCACAATTATGTACCAAACGCACAGGTAATCGCTCATCTAGCGAGAGAAGATTTGCCATACTCAACGCAGGCATATAGGAATGTATTAAGGATATTGAATGAAACGAGCGGACACTCGAACTCTTCGAGACTGTATGACCCATATGATGATAGAGCGCAACTCGTACCACCAGGCATGTTTTTTAGACAGAACGCGCAAGCGCAGCACTTTGCATATACATCATCGCGAGAAATGAGTGTTGCAGTGATGGCGGGCGAAACGATCGATATCAGCCAAACAATAAGGCCTAGTATGATTGGAGCCACACAATATTGTTTCTCGTGGGCGCCATATCACCTATTTTATTCATATGCAGGCCAAGTGACGCGACAGCAACCAAGATTGAATGTTGAAATTAACAGACGAGATGCGGCGGTGGGAATTCAACACATGGCGGCGCCAAATTCGGTTGTGACGATTACGAATACAGGGAACGCAGCGTCATTGGTTCAGTTTACTGTCCATTGGTACACAAAAATTCAAGCTGGATGGGATGTATATCCTGGATACAAATCAGATTGTGCTGCGGTATATACATATCAAGATGCTATTTGGAGTCACATACGGTCAAATATCTGCGGAATGAAAGGTTTGCCAGGAAATAGACTGCCAATTAACCCACCAGGAAATGAGGACCATGTATTTACAATGGCCGTTTTGGCACGACTTTTTGAAGTTTATACATGCCACAGACCAGTCGTCGCACAGGCAGTGAACAGAGTGGGAGGTCCCGGATTGTACAATCAAGCCGTTCAAAATATGGGTGCGATTTAAGAGGTAAGGAAGCCCCACACTTTCCCTCTCGCACCCGTGTTGCTCCGCCACGAAGTACCAGGTGTGGGTATTGAGTGAATGCTTAGCTTTAAGGATAC